TTCCCCAAGTTCAAATTGCTAATGTTAAAATCAAAGTTAATAACATTAACGACATTACATGGGGTACTGAGAAACCTGTTATGGCAAATGCTAACTTAGAACTTGCTCCAGTAGTCACTGAGACTGACGAAGAAGCAATGGACAGAATCAAAACTAGATTCAACATCTTAGACGATATGGCTAAGGCTACTATCGCAGGGGACATTAGAGCAATGATTGTTTCAGGTCCTCCTGGTGTAGGTAAATCATATGGTGTTGAGCAACAAATGGAGAAGGCTTCATTGTTCGATCAACTGACTAATAGCAGAACTAGGTATGAAGTTGTCAAAGGTGCAATGACTGCTCTAGGTCTTTACGCAGTACTTTACAAGTATTCTGATTCTAAAAACGTCTTAGTGTTTGATGACTGTGACTCTGTTTTTCAGGACGATCTTGCTCTTAACATTCTTAAAGCGGCACTTGACTCAGGCAAAAGCAGAAGGATTTGCTGGAACTCTGATTCTAGTCTTCTTAGCAGAGAAGGTATTCCAAACTCTTTTGAGTTCAAGGGTTCATGTATCTTCATTACTAACTTGAAGTTTGAGAACATCAAGTCTAAGAAGTTGCAGGATCACTTAGAAGCCCTTCAATCAAGGTGTCACTTCTTAAATCTTACTATCGACAGTGATAGAGATAAAATGCTTAGAATTAAGCAAGTGGACAGAGATTGCGAAGGCGGTCTGTTCAGAGACTACGACTTCAACGAAGGTCAAGGTCAAGAAATCTTTGACTTCATGGAAGAGAATGCTCACAAACTTAGAGAAATCTCAATGAGAATGGCTCTTAAGATTGCTGACTTATTCAAAGTGACAGGTGTTAACAACTGGAAAGTGTTAGCCGAGTCAACTTGCATGAAGATGAGGTAACTCTGTGTCAGGAGTTTGGGGCGGCTTAGGTCGCCCCTTTTTTATTACCGTTTAGATAGGTTAATAGGTTAAAAGGAAGTATAATATAAATATGAAAGTTGAATTTACATCTAAAGAACAGGTTATCTTTTTTATGATGACCACTTCTATTAGTCTGTCTCATTACGATTATAAATTCATATCTAATATGCAATCCTTATCGCATGATAAAAAACAGATTACATCTGGTCAAGCAGAATTGTTTGATAGACTTTTACACAAATACAAAAAACAATTTGCAATTAACGGCTATGCAGTAGATGATATAGAATCATTACCGTGGAAGTGTGTAGTTGTACCTAGTCTTCCCAAATACACAAATGCAAACGTTGATTGGGACCACAGTACAAATCAAATGGTTATTAGAGTACCTTTTAAAAAAGACTTTATATCTAAATTTAGAAAAGAAATGTCAACCTATTTTCCACTAGATAGTTTTCAGGATAATACTCAAATGTGGGTGTGGAATACTGAACAAAAAAGATATGAATCAAGTCCAACTACTCATGCTTTAAAATTAGCCTACGAAATTCTGCCGCAGTTTTTTACTACTGTTTATCATAATGAAATAAAAAATATTATTGAACAGTTAGAATCCAAAACTGTAGAATACAAAGACCCAACACTAGTCTTAGTTGATGGGCAATATACTGTTGTCAATTCTAATGCAATATTAGATGAGTTACTAGCCGACGTAACTTTAGATAACAGTGCAAAATGTTTATATCAAATCTCACAATTTGGTATAAAAATAGACAAATCAATCATCAATGATGATCCTAAACTGGAGTTTGCCGCAAACTACATCACGGAAGTAGAAATAGATGCAATAAACGATTGTTGTGAATGGCTTGTTGAACTTGGTGTAAATGATTTAGTATTGGGGAGAGGAACTCCTGAGTACAGATCGCATATATCGAAAACTGAGTCTCAGAGTATTGGAGTATTTAAAGAATGTAGAGAGGCTTTTGCTAATCATAATTTAAGAATACATAAGAGCGGAGATTTGTTTGATCTTCCTAAAGATGATCACAACGAAACAACTGTAAAAGGTGTACCTGTCTTGGTGCAATTTAATTCAATCGTAGAACCAGAACAATGTCATGGAGATAATCGAAATGGCAAAATTATAATTATAACAAACAGGAGACCTGTAACAATAAAATGAATAATTTAGATAAAAACTTTCACATCAACTTTTCACCATTCTATGCAATAGTCGTGGTAATGATGTTAATGTTTGTAGCAAATAAACTACAAGCACAAGTGATTGAAGAAATTGTAGTAGTAGGTGCAACCATATATGAAACAGAGTCGGACCCTTCGACTGACGTTAATATATTAGAAACAATTATACCCGAAGCAACAACTGCTGGTGGATATGGTTCTTTTTTAGGTTACACTGAAAGAGGAACACAAACGATACACACAACTATTTTTAGAAATGGTGTGCCGGCAAATGATGCCGGTAGTGGCTGGTATGACTTTGGTCATGACTTTTCAACTGGTAACGAGAATGTAAAAATAGTTAACGGTCCAAATTCAGTACTATACGGTTCTGGTAGTTTAGGCGGTTCTATTTTTATCACTGATGATCTTAAAGACGGATCTATTATTCGATATGGTAGCAATACATTTGTAAGTCATACAGGTAGTGGGTTTAACCTAAGTTACTTTGATGCAAAAAATGATAGTGTTAGAACAGACAACGATGAAAAGGATAGTTATAACAATTTGACAGTCAAAGGACAACAAGAATTTGGAGACTGGAAAGTAAATCTATCTGGTACATCATATGAATATGATTATGACAATTGTTATACCGCAAGTTTTTCACAGTCAAACGACTGCGTACAAAACGGAGACAAAGGTTCCTTATCAGTAAGGAATGACAACTACACGTTTGGTTACACATTTAACAATGCTAACTATAAAACAGAAGGTGTAGAAACATACAAGAGTGATGCAGAAAGGTTTTATGCAGATACTAGACATACATACGGGGACAATATCTATGGTGCAACTGTTGAATATGAAAAGTATGAAAGCACATCACAAAACAATGTCTCTGTTTATACAGTGCTGAATAACTTTGATCCTATTAACGTAGGACTTCGTTTAAGTGAAGATGCATTTGTCTATCGTCTTGGGCATGAGAAAGGTAATTGGTTCACAAGTTTCGGTACATCATATCGTAATCCAACTCTCTATGAACTGAATGGTGATGCTTGGACTCTACCTAATAAAGATTTAGACCCTGAAGAAGCAACAGGTTTTGAAGTTGGTTACAAAAACATAACTGTCTTTAAATACAAAATTACAGAAGGTATCGATTACAGTTTTGCAGACTCACAGTTTGTCAACACTGGATCATATGATACTGAAGGTGTTAGATACGTAAACAGTTATGTTGTCGAAAGACTTAATACTACAAACATAGGTGTCGAGTTAGGTTATACTAACTCTGATCAGCCACGTGTCCCTGAGTACAAAGCAATCATATCATCTACAACAGAATTAGAGGGATTTGATATCACATTCAGATACACTGGACTATTCAATAGAGAGCCTGGTGCATATGATGGTACTGACATGTTAGATGATGTTAGTTCACTTGACTACAAAGTTGAAAAATCATTTCCGAACTACTTGCTATCTTTTACTGTAAGAGATATACTAGATGACGAATTTGAAATGGTACCTAACTACCGAGCAGGTGGATTAGAGTACTTCTTAACACTACAATATAGGCCTTAATCGAATGCCCGGAATCGCAACACTAAAAATTAAAGATGAAGTCAATCTAAAGATTGATGGACTTGAGTTAGATGCTCGTAGGGCACTAATGCAAAAGTTTGAGTTTGAGGTTCCAGGTGCACGATATATGCCCAGTGTTAAGTTGGGGAGGTGGAACGGCAAGGTTAGTTATTGTAGTCTTGCCGGTTCTACTTATATTAATCTATTAGAAGAAATCATTCCAGTATTAGAAGAATTGAATTATACAATTGAATTGGAAGATATGCGTGAGTATCAAACGCAATTCAACTTTACAGAAGTTGAGAAAGATACGTTTAAAGATGTTCTCTGGCCTAAAGGACATGTCTGTGAGGGGCAGTCTATTGAACTGAGAGACTATCAAGTTCAAGTCATTAACGAGTTCTTAAAGAACCCTCAATCAATACAAGAAGTGGCTACAGGCGCAGGCAAGACTATTATGACTGCGGCACTAAGTAAAAGTATAGAATCATATGGTCGTAGTATTGTGATCGTACCTAACAAAAGTTTAGTATCACAAACTGAAGAAGATTATATCAACATGGGTTTAGATGTTGGTGTATACTTTGGTGATCGTAAAGAATATTTTAAACAACATACTATTTGTACTTGGCAATCTCTAAATATTCTATTAAAGAATACGAAAAGAGGGGAAGTAGAATGTACTATAGGAGAGTTCATTGAAGGTGTTGTTTGTGTAATAGTTGATGAAGTACACATGGCTAAGGCAGATGCATTAAAAGCATTGTTAACAGGAGTCATGTCACATGTCCCCATCAGATGGGGACTAACAGGAACAGTACCTAAAGCAAGGTATGAATCTATTGCTTTACAAATAAGTTTGGGACCTGTTATTAATAAACTGTCTGCTAAAGAATTGCAAGATAAAGGAGTACTGGCTAAGTGTCATGTAAACATTGTTCAGTTACAAGATGAACAAGAGTTTAGTAACTACCAAAGTGAACTAAAGCATTTGCTCAGTGATGATAAACGTTTAGACAAGATGGCTAGTCTAATTGATTCGATACAACAATCAGGTAACACTTTGATTCTAGTTGATCGTATCAATGCAGGACATGCACTTGTAGAACGATTAGATGATGCAGTATTTGTATCGGGAGGAATGAAAGTTGTTGACCGCAAAGAAGAATATGATGATGTTGCCATTAGTGATAATAAAATTATCGTTGCTACTTATGGCGTGGCTAGTACTGGTATCAATATCCCTAGGATTTTTAATCTTGTACTTATTGAGCCTGGCAAGTCTTTCGTTCGTGTCATACAGTCTATTGGTCGTGGCATTCGTAAAGCAGAAGATAAAGACTTTGTTCAAATTTGGGACATAACAAGTTCCTGTCGTTTCGCAAAGAGACATTTAACCCAACGTAAACATTTCTACAGAGAAGCAAACTATCCGTTTGTGGTTGAGAAATTAAAATACAAATGATTTTACCGATTAACTTGAATCAAACTGCAAGGAGCAGTATAATAACAAAATGAGAATATTAACATTAGAAGACCAGTTTTATAATTTAGAAACGTTACCAGAAGAAATCGATGACCTTCGATTTGCAATCTTGGATAACTCTAACCCTACATTTGTAGATTACTATTACATACCCTTAATCTTTTTAGAATCATTTAATGCTCCAGCAGTTGTATTGCAAGTGGGCGATAAACAGATTAAGATGCCAGTTGATTGGCAAGTACTAATCGGTGATGAAGAAGGTGGAGACTTAGAAACACTTCCGCTATCAAGTTTGAATGACAGAGGTTTTTCTGTGTTCTCATTCAATCCTTTATCTTCATTTGCACCTAACTTTCTTTCAATAGAGATTGTTGATATCTATTCAGATGTAACATGGTATGCTCCAAGACTACGTAATGGTCAGTTCTTATGTGTTCCTTTAGATGATGGACCCAAGCCAAGATGCATTTACTTTGTTAAAGAGATTAGTAGAAATTGTGAAATTGTAGATTATGCTCAGGTCTTTTGATCATTGGAAAAATGTATGTAAAATACATTGGAAAGAAATAGTCACACTATCTATTGCATTGCACTGGATAGTTGATTTGTTTATAATAGGTCCTATAGCAATTGCAATAGGATGGTTTGCAAGAGGTTACTTTGGTTAGAGCAAAAACTCCAACAGATGAAAAGTTTGAAAAACAAGACTTTAACTTGTTTGAAGCAATAGCGGCAATCGATAAAAAAGATTATGGTTATTATGACAGATTAACTCCTGAACAACAACGAAAGTTTGTTCCGTTTATGATGCTACATTGGATAAGTGTAGTAAAAGGTAAACGTGAGTTATCACAATATTATTTACAAAGTGTTGACTATCATGCCAATACTCATTTGTTTAATGAAAACGTAATACATCATCCTAAACTACAATGGTTGATGTTATGTGCGGCAAGTCCAGGCATTGGTAAGCAATATCATCAATGGATTCCTCATATCAAAGCAGGAGTCAGTAAATTAAAAGATAATGCAAAACCTAAAGACATAAAGGATTATTATAAAAAGGTATATCCTAAACTAACAGCAGGCGACTTGACTGAAATAGCAAATGCATTTTGTGTACAACACAAACGCAAAATGTATCTAGCAGAAAAGTTTCCAGAACTAAAATTTGATGAGGTAGAATTACTTAGTGAACTCGTTACAGATAATGAAATCGAAGAATACGAAAAAGAACTCGGCAACTAAATTTGGTTGCGACTTTTGTGGTCGATCTTTTGCAAAAGAAAGTACAATCGACAAACACATTTGTGAGTACAAACGCAGATGGGGAGATAAAAATCTCAAAGGTAACCGTATTGGATTTAATGCATGGTTAAATTTCTATGCACAAAACACTTCCAGCAAGAAACAAAAAACATACTTAGACTTTACTAAAAGTTCTTACTATCTAGCCTTTGTTAAGTTCGGTCATTACTGTGTCAATACACGATGTATTAATGTTAATCGTTACGCAGACTGGTTGCTTAAGAATCAAATCAGAATCGATAGTTGGACGAGTGATAAAAACTATACTCAATTTATTGTCGAGTATCTTAGACAAGAAGATCCATTAGATGCGATTGCTCGTAGCATGGAGACACTTATCGAACTTTGTAAAGATGATCAGATAGAAAGTAAAGATGCATTTAGATATGGTGCTCCAAATAGAATCTGTTATGAAGTAACAGCAGGAAGAATATCTCCTTGGTCTGTATATCAGAGTGAGTCTGGTGCAGAGTTTTTAAGTAAGTTAAATTCAATACAACAAAAGATGGTCTTAGAATATATCGACCCTGAAAAGTGGGCAATCAAATTCAAACGTGATATCGAAGTTGTTGCTGAAGTAAAAGAATTACTCAAACAAGCAGGGTATTAATGAACGATGGATTAGACATAACGTTCTACAAGTTAGACGGTAGATGGAAAGGGAATGATATCTTCAAATGGATGTGTACTACTGTTATTAAACCTCAGTATGAACGTTTTAGTCCTAGACCATTAGCACAAACAGACTTATCAAAGATTATTAGATTTAATCAATTACGTGATTGGTGTTGGGATACATGGGGACCGAGTTGTGATTTAAAAGACTATGACAGAATACATGAACTATCACACTACGTAAGCCTAGCACAATACAATGACAGTACACATGATACATTGAATGAACATTGGTGTTGGTCTAACGAAGAAGATCATAAACAAAAGAGAATATACTTAGCCGGAGATGAAGAACGCACATGGTTAGAAACGAGGTGGAGATGACTGAAGAAGAACATATGTTAGGAAAAGCAATAATGGGTATGATTGCAATCATACTTACATTACTACTATTCGGGTTTGCTATGCTAGGAGAAATGCATAAAGAAGTTCCTATTTACTATATGGATGATATAACAAATTTAGAAACAAAGGATATTGCATGACTCAATGGCATGGAGGAAAAGGATCAGGTCGTCGGAAAGGAACCGATCAACAAACCTATGCAGATAATTGGGAAAAGATATTTGGAAACAAATCTAAACTATCACATAATGAACGTGGCTTTGATATCATAAATGATATCGTTCCTGACAGTCTTATTCAACGTATAAACGATAGAAAAGATGAACTATACCCTGTCAGAGCATCTACGCATAAGAAGCAATACGCAGAAGCAGAGGCATGTAAAAAACTGTTTGGTATTGCTGTATGGTGGAGTCAACTCACAGATGATTGGGACGAAGTAAAAGAGATACATGAACTTATCTATCCTGAAATCAAAAAGCATTTGACTGATGCAACATTCTATGCAAGTGATATTGTAACTATCAATGGACCGAGCAGATGGGTAGGTCCTCATGTAGATACACCGCATAGATTTGAGAAATACAACAAAAGAGAAAACAATGACATTTGTGGTATACAAGTTATTATTCCACTTGATGACTTAGATAAAGACACAGGGGCAACTGGACTTTTGCCTAACTCACATAGAAAAGATTGGAACATCCAAGACTGTTATGAAGGTGTGCATGATGAATATTTTTTAGAGAACGCAGAACAGTATGACATGCCCAAAGGTAGTATTTTGTTTTACAATACTCGTTTAATGCATTCTACTATGCCATTACATTTACCCAAAAAACGTTCCATTCTATTGATTAATTATATCAGAAGTGATATAATAGTAGACATAAGAAACGAAGATAACGTGTGGAGTTCTAATGGCAAATGACGTAATGATAGATATGGAGACTTTGAGTACAAATCCTGATTGTGTTATACTAACAATCGGTGCTGTTCGTTTTGATCCTATGGGTACTGGAGTTGTAGAAAAACTAGAACTACGTCCTGAGATAGATT